CTCTAGTATGTTATGTGTTCTACTCATGTTGTCTCCTTTATAAACGATATGAATAGGTATATCCACCTATCTCTATATCTGTGTAATCCATACTGCAAGCTGTTTCCCACGCATCAAAATCTATGTAGCATTCTAAGGCTTCATCAATTTGATTGAACTCTAAGAAATCATCACGCATAGCTTCTGAAAAATAAGTATCTTTAATAAAGGTAACTCCCATATTAAAGTATTCTTCCCCTATTTCTGCTCGCAATTCTTGATAAGACTTCAATTCATCTTTATCTTCATCATCTAATTCAGATTCAGATTCAAGATATTCAATTCTAGCAAGCATGTCTCTACTGTCTAAGTAGTCCTTTCCTAAAGGATTGTGGGCATAACTTGCTTCTTTAACTGCTTTAATTACTTCACTCATCTCCTTTCTCCTCGCTTTCGCTTTCTATTGGTTTAAATTCGGATCTTAGTTTTTTGGCATAGTCTCTTAGCTTCTGTTGCCATATAGCTGGAATCCATACTCTAATAGACATAAAACCCTTCTCTTTTTGTCGCTTTACATAGTTCGCCTGGTGTTTGTATTCGTCAGTCATTGTCGGACTCCTTTAAACTTTTAGCGTGTTGATTCCAATAAGATATAAAATTATCTACTTTCTCAATATGATTTATTAAAACAACATCTTCTCTAATAATAGAATAGTGGAGTTTGTCCTCCATAATATCTTTAATATGCTCAAAAGATTCATCTATCTCTTTTAAATCATCTTGTAAAAAATTAACTAGTCTATTCATTGGTTACGCTCCCAGTTGATAAAAGAATAAAAAGAAAAAGCCACACATGAACACGCAGTAAGCGAGTTGTATTGCGTAGGCTTTGTATATTTTGCTTTTGGTTTTAATCATTATGCGACCTCGTAATGTTGTTTAAGATCATTCATATACTCTTGATCTTCGGGGTGCATGTCGTCATATTCTTCTAATAATTCCTCATAGCTTCCTTCTCTACCTTCGTAAGGCGTGGAATAAAAAGAATATAGTTTCCCCTCATCATCAATCATAGCTACTTGATAATCTGAATTAGTAAGAAAGACGTAACCAGAATTTCTATTAAAACCAACCCTGATTTCATCATCATAAAAATCATCTGGTAAACCTTTTTTAATGGCTAATAAAAGTTTCCCTGCTTCGTCTAATTCTCTATATCCGAATTTAGATAAATCTTCGGTATATACATCGTTATAATTTGTCATGTTTTCTCTCCTCGTTTGTTAATGACAAATCTATTATAAACATAGTTCCACTATATCGTCAACACCTTTAGAACAAAAAAAGAACAAACATTTAAAAAAAGTGATAAAAAGACTAAAATAAACACCTTTAAATAAGAGGGAAGATACAAAAGGCTTACTTTATAAACTATGATTAATTTTTGGTTAGAAGCAAATAATGTTGATTATATAAGGGTTTTCAGAGCTTTTAATGTACTGGCTGGAAAAATTTTAAAAGGTTTATTCCATACTTTAAAGGGGGGGGACGACAGTTCAAACCACCAAACCAGTTCAGACCAAACCAGTTCAGCAAACTTGAACCAGTTTTGGTTCAGCCAAACCGAAACTAAGTCTCGGTTTTCAAGTTAAGCCAGTCCGAGTTTAAGTATGGGTAGAAAAAGAATAAAAATAGATCCAAAGAAAGTAAGAGAACTAGCTTCAAGAGGTTTAGGGCCAACGCAGATTGCCCGAGCTTTAGGCGTTTCCTGGCACACCATAGACAAAAATAGAAAAAGATCTAAAGAATTTAATGAAGCGATTGAAAATGGAAAAGCCGAAGGATTGGCCGAAGTTACTAATTCATTATTTGAATCTGCCAACTCTGGCAATGTGACAGCTCAAATCTTCTATTTAAAAAACAGAGACACCAGTAATTGGATGGACAGAGTAGAAACGAACCATACTCTTTCTATCGGTTCTGCTCTAGATAATGCAAGATTACGCACCGAAAATGCACCAGTTAAAATAATTCCAGGCGAGGTAGTAGATGAGCAAAGGGTTTCAGCTAAACGAGCCAATGATAAAAAATCACTCGAACCACCAAAAGACGCATGAAGTCTCTCTCCCCACCCTCAATGGCTTCACGATTAGAGAATGTCTTTTACCGTACTCCAGGGGTTTTGTATTCTCTAATCACCCCCCCTTCAAAAAAACTTTGGGGGTGTGTATTTGTTAGGGGGTAACTAAATTTTTTATATTTTTTTTAATGAAGGATGAAGCAATTATTTTTTTGGTTAATGTTGTGCCTATTACCCTTATTTTTTTGTATTTTTATTTTTTTTAGTCATGGTAAGGAAGTCCATCATCAGGCAAGTGTCCATTCGGGATTTATCTCGCCACCGCTACAAAAGAACAAGCATTGGCAATTCAAAGAACAGTTTTGGAGCTGGTCAAAACAAAAGGGATGACAGAAAAAAATATAGAGGTCAGGGGAAATGAACTTTTACCAATTCTTACTAAACAACCAAGAAAGAGATGATAAGTCAGGGGATTTTTGCAAACACGCACTAGATGATTGTAACTACCCATCTGACAAACCGTTTATGGAACAGTTAAAATATCTAGAAGAACAAAACGCACCCGTTTCAGCTTTGGATGCGTTTGTGCATACTTACAAAGCATGGAAAGACAGGCACGAATTACAAAAGGAAAAATGTTTGTTTGTAAGAAATAGTGTATTTTTAAGAAGGGCAGAAAAACAATTTTTTAAAGGTGAGAAATGGGAGTATAAAAATGAAGGATAAATTTTTCAAAGACAACGAAGAACTGTGCAAAGCACTAACAGGGAAAAGTCTAGCCGAGATTGAGAAGGAGCTAGAACCCACCACAAAAGAACATGAAATACACAGCTAAACAAGAAGAAGAATTAATGGCAGACATTTGGACTGCCAACATAAAAGACGACCCCCTCAACTTCGTTAAATACATATTCCCCTGGAATCAAGAAGGCACTCCCCTCGAAGGATTTAATGGCCCTCGCAAATGGCAAGCCAAAATACTAAGAGACTTAGCTAACCACATTCAAAAGAACGCTGGCAAGTATGACCCCAATATGTTTCGCTTGGCAGTTGCATCAGGTCGTGGCATTGGTAAATCCGCATTGGTCGCATGGCTAATTCTGTGGGTACTATCAACTCGTCTCGGAGCGACTGTGATTGTAACTGCCAACACCGAGCAACAGCTTAGAAGCAGAACATGGGCCGAACTCGGCAAGTGGCTCACGCTGGCCATCAACGGACACTGGTTTCACAAAACCGCCACCACCATTAAACCGATGGATTGGTTTGAAGAAAGTTTAAAAAAAGACTTACAAATAGACACAGGCTATTACTACGCACAAGCGCAATTATGGTCGGAAGAAAACCCAGACGCATTCGCTGGTGTCCACAGCAATTACGGAGTGTGTTTAATTATGGATGAAGCGTCAGGTATTCCAGCACCCATCTATTCCGTAGCCGAAGGCTTTTTCTCCGAACCCACCGAAAATAGGTTCTGGTTTTCTTTTTCCAATCCACGCAGAAATCAAGGGCCATTCTACGACAGCTTTCACGGAGCAAAATCATTTTGGAACACCTTGCAAATTGATAGCCGAACCGTAGAAGATACCGACAGCAAAGTATTCCAGCAGATGCTTGACCAGTACGGGGAAGATTCTACGGTAGCCAGAGTGGAAGTGTTGGGTGAATTTCCGAAGTCAGACGATGATACGGTAATTCCGATAGACTTGGTAAAAGCAGCGATTGACCGAGATGTGTCTTTAACCACCGAACAGCAAATTATTTGGGGATTGGATGTAGCTCGTTTTGGCGGTGATAATTCCGCACTTTGCAAACGACAAGGAAATACCGTCTTAGAAATAAAAACGTATAAATCAATGGACTTAATGCAATTATGCGGTGCGGTTAAATCCGAGTACGACAATGCCACTTTTGAAAACAAGCCACAGGAGATTTTAGTGGATGTGATTGGCTTGGGAAGTGGGGTGGTGGATAGGTTGCGAGAATTGAATTTGCCTGTGCGTGGCGTGAATGTATCGGAAGCTCCAGCCGTAAATAAAAATTATTTAAACCTTCGTGCTGAATTATGGTTTAAAATTAAAGACTGGTTGGTACAAAGAGATTGTAGATTACCACCCGATGATGATTTAATGGCACAATTAATCTCACCGAGTTATGAATACACTAGCTCTGGTAAGGTAAAATTGGAAAGTAAGGAGTCCATGAAAAGAAGGGGCATAAAAAGTCCTGACAAAGCAGACGCACTGGCACTAACAATGGCTTCAGATGCCGCCAGCTTTTCAAGTTCTCACTCATTTAGTGGTTATACGTTTAAGAAACCTCTGAAAAGCCGAATTATACGGATTAGTTAATTAACAGGAACAGTCAATGGCAAAGAAATACGAAAAAAAAGAACTTGAAGAAGAACACGAAGAATTAGAGGAAGAAAATCAACAAGACGAAGTTGATTTAGAACAATTACAGGGTGTTTTAAAAGGTGAGCTAGACGATGCTCAAGACTTTATTGATGCACTTGGGGAAGATAGAAACAAAGCCACCCGTTATTACTTGGGTGATGAACCAGCCAGCAACTCTAATTTACAAAGCGAATTTATCTCCACCGATGTCAGGGATTCGGTGCTGTATATGATGCCCTCACTCATGCGTACTTTTTTTGGTACGAAAAAGGTGGTGGAGTTTGTTCCCACTGGCCCAGAGGATATTCCTTTAGCCGAACAACAAACCGATTACATTAACTATGTAATCCAAGAAAAGAATCCTGGCTTCCACGTTCTCTATGATGCGTTCAAAGACGCATTGGTTAGAAAGACAGGGTTTGTTAAAGCCTATTGGGATGACAGCATTACAGCCAATACTTACGACTACACAGGATTAAACAGAGAACAATACATGGCATTGGTTTCAGATCCCGATGTCGAAATCGTAGAAGAAAACATCACTTACGAAAAACAAATTATTATTGACCAATTAACGGGTGAAGAAGTGGAACAGGAATTTCCTGTTTCTTACGATGTGGTCATTAAGCGAGTTAAACACAAAGACCAAGTGGTTATTGAAGCCATCCCACCCGAAGAAGTTTTAATTTCCAGAGATGCGAGAGACATTAAAACCTCTCCGTATGTGGCTCACCGTATGCTTAAATCGGTATCGGATTTGATAGCGATGGGGTATGAAAAAGATTTTATAGAAAACAATGTCAGCTCCGATGCCGACTTTGATTCCGCAGAGTGGAACGCAGAAGAAGCGAGACAACCCTACGCAGATGTTTACGGCACAACCCGTACCGACTCAAGTGGCGATGGCGTTCTCTACATTGAACATTATTTATTTTACGATTTGGATGGAGACGGAATTGCAGAACGCATTAGAGTCTGCACGTTGGGCGGTTCTTTAACCGTTGCGAATGTGATGCAATGGGATGATTTGCCGATTGTTATGTTTTGTCCCGACCCAGAACCCCATACTGCTATTGGAACATCCATTGCCGATTACGTCATGCCACTACAGCGTGCCAAGTCTCAAATTATGCGAGACACCCTAGATTCATTAGGGCATTCAATATTCCCCCGATACGGTGTCGTTGAAGGGCAAGTCAATATTGACGATGTACTGAACTCGGACATTGGACAACCAATCAGAATGCGCGCACCAGGGATGGTGCAACCATTCACCGTTCCGTTTGTGGGAGGAGCAGCGTTTCCTGTCTTGGAATACTTAGACGAAGCGAAAGAACAACGCACAGGTGTTTCAAAAGCGTCAATGGGTATGAACGCAGACGCATTGCAATCCACCACCAAAGCGGCAGTTTCCGCCACCATGAGTGCGGCACAAGGGCGTATTGAAATGATTGCCCGAATCTTTGCCGAAGAAGGCTTGACCGATTTATTCAGATTGGTCAATCGTTTAATTGTGAAACATCAAGACCAAGCGGAAATGGTGAGACTGAACAATAAGTTTGTGCCGATAGACCCTAGAGTTTGGGATGCTGAAAAAGACATTGTTTGCAATGTGGCGATTACTCACACCAGCGATGAAGAACGAGTCAACACTTTGTTATCGGTAGCTGGCAAACAGGAACAAATCATGGCCCAGCTTGGCGTGGACAATCCAATGGTAACACCGCAGATGTACGCCAACACACTACAGAAAATTATAGAGATGGCTGGCTTTAAGGATGCGTCACAGTTTGTTAATGCAAACTTCCCACCACTACCGCCAGAACCACCAAAAGTAGATCCCACTCAAGCTCTGGCAGATGCCGAAGTGCAAAAAGCACAGGTATCGGCTCAAAAAGCATTACTTGATGCGGAAACGGACAGATTAAAACTTATCATGGAAGATGATAGGGAAAGGGACAGAACGGAAGCCAACTTAATTATTGAAGCTGAAAAAATCAGAGCGAGATACGGTACGCAAGTTAATATTGCTGAATTGCAAGCTCTGATGGAAAGAGACAGGGAAGTTATCAGAGAAGCCGCTAAGATACAGGCACAAGGATTAGTACCTGGTGGCAACAGTAATGGAAGCGGTGGCGTTCA